CTAAAGTAACAGTGTTGGTACTTTCTAATTCAGGAAATAATTTAAATAATTTTTTAGGTCCTAATCCTTTTACACCGGGTATATTATCTGAATTGTCACCCATTAGTATTTTTTGGTTAAGATAATTATATGCTTCTAAACCATATTCTTCTTTAACTAACTTAGGTGTATAAAACTTTTTCTTAATAGGAGAATATACTGTTACTTTAGGAGTTACTAATTGTAAGAAATCTTGATCTGCTGACATGATATAAACTTCATCTTCAACTCTTTTAGTTATGTATCCGATAACATCATCCGCTTCTACTTTATCAATAGATAGTAAACCAACAGGTAAACATCTTAGATATTGAACTAAACGTACTAATTGATTTTCAATTGATTCAGACTCATCATCTTTATCATTAAATCCATCCCAATTAGTTATACGTTGAATTTTTCTATGAGCTTTATACTCAGGAAATAAATTCTTCTTATTAGTAGTACTGCCTGTACCATCAAATACTAGAATTACTCTAGTAGGTTTAATATGCCTAATAGCAAAACCAATTGATTTTAGAAAACCAGTGAGCCCACCAATGTGGGCTCCACTAGGATTCATATGGTTAATCATGGCGAAACTCCTAAGAAATGTATTCATAGAGTCTATAAGAAGTACTCTACTATTTAAATGTAAAGGTTCGTCTTTGGCACTTGTTATACCATCAAGCATCTGCTTGAACATTTTATTCTTCGTCATTATCTATTTCTATTGTAGGTGAAATACTGATACTTTCTTCCCATTCACTATTATCTTCAGTAATTTTTAATTCATCCACATTAGTTATAGATTCTGAAAACCACTCATGAGCGTGTTGTTTTTTATATTCTTTTGTAGCATCTGGATCATCTTCAATAAAACCATGTGGTGTTACTATAACAGTTGATGATGTAGCTACTCCACAATCAGCGTGAATTTTATCTATAGATACTTTTGTACGTTTAGCAAACTCAACTTTTTTACCTTTATGTTGAGCATGTATTTTAGATGTACCACTATTAGTCACATTACCAAATGTAATTACAATTGAAGCGTCCCAATACATTGTATTACCACCTTTATTAGTCATTCTTGGTTGACTCATAGGTGTAAGTGCTGGTTGAACTCCTACTTTATTAATTACAAAAAATGTATTTGTGAATTGTGAGTTATCTTTACGAGACATTGGAAACTTTTGATTAATAAAGTTACCAAACTGTGTTGACATGGCACCCGCGTTCCACATCGGATTGTTTTTACCTTGTTCGATACTTAAATCACATGGTATAGAACCTACTGAATCCCATAGAAACAATAAATCATGAGGTAAATTACCTTTCTTTTGTTCATCTAAAATATCAGCTATGAACGCTGATACATCTTCAATTGAATTTAAAGATGATCTATCAACATAAAGAAAGAAACCACTATAATTCATTACTTCGCCTGTTGCTTCATCTGGAATTGCATTACATTGAAATCCCATTTTTTGAGCATGAATGAAATCCCATTTCATCTCAGTGATGATAAACACAGGCAATATACCCATCTTTTGAGCAGCGACAGCTGTCTCAATCAATAGTGTTGTTTTACCTGTATCTGAACCACCTCTAGCTATTGTGATATGACCCATTGGTATACCAGGTATAGATAAAGTGTCCTGCATCGCTGGTGAAAATGGGATCCACTTCTGCGTCTTAAAATTTGATGACTGATCCAGCTTTTTTGTTTTCTTGAATTTATCAAGATCAAATGTACCCTTAATTGCTTGAGAAACACTTGTATTTACACTTTTAGCTGATTTAGCCATAATAATTATTTATTAAAAAGTTCATCAAATTCATTCTCGTCAAATCCTTTTTTCTTAGTATTTAACGCATAATTAGTCTTAGGTGATTCTACTACTGGTGTGTCTGTAACTTCGTCAGTTGTTTCTTCTTCAGTAGTTGTTTCTTCACTTGGTTCTAACCATTCCATCAACATGTTTTTCATTTCATCAAACTCATATTTCTTATAGAGTTCAAGTACATCTGGTTGTTCACTAATCCATTTTTTAATGGCTTCATTATCATCAGATAATCCTGATGTTTTTGGTTTAATACGAACTGATGATTTATTGAATTTAGTACCTGTAACTTCAGGACCAACAGTATCGATTGTTAAATCTCTACCATCCATAATATCAGTGTAATCTCCAATATCCTCATCTTCAGCAATACCTAATAGTTCAAGATACATTTCCCTACCAAACTGCCATAGACGAACACCTTTATCTTCTTCGCCTCTAACAATAACAGGAACAAATATCCTCATTTTAGGACTAATTTTCTTAGCTAATGACCAATTTTCCTTGTCACTAGTTTTTCTTAACTGAGATGCAAATTCAACAATTGGATCTTTTTCACCAAAGTTAGTTAACGATAACATTGTTTTGTTTCCAATACCATAATGAAACATCACTTCTCTAAACGGATTAGCTTTGTTAAATTTGGATGGAACAATACGAATTACTGCTTTGCCAATAGGTGGAGCCCAAAATGTCTTAGTACGATCTTCTTTAATGAAGCCGCCTTTTTTGTTTTGCAACGATTGCATACGTTGCTTAATTTGATTTAAATCCATATTATAACTGTTTATTTATTTATAACTAAATATAGCATCAGAAAAATTAGAGGCCAAACCTAAGTTAACAAAAGCTTTCATTTCTAAAAGCTCTTAGTTAATATTAATTATTTTGTGAATTGTTGTTTCCAATTTTCTTAATTGGTCTGGACCTTGTGTGAGTAGAATTGTGTTGCGATAGTCGTTCCATTCTATTCTGTAATTAGGATCTGCATAACCATTATTTAAAGATTTAATTAACGCGTTTAAAGCATTAATAGTATATAAAGTATTCGATTCTTTTTTACGATGTACTAATATAGTGTTAGGTAATACAGAAGTTGTACTCATATTACCTGGATCAATATTATAAGTAAATATAACCTCGTCACTATCTTTTGATTCTAAAATAAAAATTTTATTATATAGAATAGAGTAGCGACCAGTTATAATGTCTAACGTTTGATCTATGTCTTCTTTCTTTGCGAAAGTTCCGAATAACTTATTGGCCAATTCTTGTATGGTTATATTATATTCCATAAATATGTTATTTTTTTACTAAAGCGCCATAATTCTCGCCAACACTCATACGGGTTGGGAAACCATTAGCCTCTAGCTCTTGTTTAATTTTGGGTAATAATGTTTTAATATCTTCTTTAGCTACATCTAACAATATAGAATCATATGTGTATAATACTATTTTAGTTTTTTTACCATCTAGTAATTTTAACACACGTTCTAATGTTAATGTATTATAATATGTTTCGTATGATTGGATTAAGTAACTTAATATTTTATTTTTATTTGGATTTTCTATTTTTATTTGTGGTATAGTAATACCTGAAGGTAATATTAAACTATTAATATGTGTTGATTTGAATTCTTTCCATTTATTATCTAACCATTCATTTAATTTAGCAAAAAATGGAAACCAAGCATATTCATCTCTAATACCACCATATATGTTTTGGAACATAATTTCTTTAGGTACTTCATCATATGGTTCACCTTCAAATGTATAACCAATCATTTTAGCTATTATACGTGGATGGTAAGCACTGTAATCAAATTCAACAAAAACATAATTATTTGGTTCAAATGACTCACGTGCGCTACCCTTAGGTAAAGCGGCGTAATTAACGCCATTAAATGCGTTTGACGGACGAGTAGTTAAATTATATAAATTGTATTGTGTATAAACTGTATTCCCGTAAATCGAATTATCTTTCCAAGTAGTTTCAAAATGTTTATTAAACTTACGTGAATCAATACCTATACCACTTTTTTCAATCTGGTAAAATACTTCAGTAAACGTATTTAAAAATTCGTTTTTATGATTAGTGTAAAATTTAGAAAAATATAATTTATCCTTTAAATGAGTATATATATTTTCCCATTTTTCATAATGTTTAGGTATGGGTATAAGTGAATTTAAATCATTTATATAATATTTTTGATTATTAAAATCAGTATGTACTTTAGTATCAAATTGTGATTCAT